AGTTTAGGATATCCTAAACTCTTCTGTGTATTATCCAAATGATTCAATAATATCAGTATACCAATCGAATAACCAATCGATATCTTCTGATGTAGCATGTAATACATTGTATGGTGTAATGGCTGAGGGGGTTGTCGCATTGATTACTTCCATCTCTTTATCATTCCAAGACGTTTCCGTTAATGGTTTTGATAATTTACCAAAGTGTTTCAATCGATTGATGAGTAATAACATATCGAATGTTGTATTCAAATTCGTAGAAGAATTAATATAAATCGCTTCTTCTTTATGGGAATCAATCCATTGGATAACTGTATTAAGTCGTTCCATCATGTTGTTACATGCCAGAAAATCCATATAATCAACACATGCTCTAAACATCATAGGATCCATGTTAGTTGTTTCACAGATAGAATCGATGTAGGCATCAATATAGGTAAGGAATTCAACAGGTGGTACTTCGAATACATATTTACTTTCTACAATTGCTTTCTTGATAGCAATGAATAAAGCGATTTTTGCTTGTTCACGATATACGCGAGTTACATTAGAAAAGCATCCATCAATGGATTCTTTACTCCCGTTAGAAATGATGGGATAGGTGTTCATAATTTCCACATAATATGGGTCTGATACCAATACACCTTGCGTAATTAAATTTCTAACAAACGCTTCCATCCGTGGACCATAGGTAGCCATATCTAATCGGCATAATCGATTCAATAAAATCAATCGTTCTTCAGAACGAGTTGATTTATCAAGTTTATCAATGATCACATCTAATGGTAAATCATCAACATGTGTTACCAAATAGACTAATCGATTTTGTTCTTCCGTGATACCTTCAAGTATAGTTTCAACGGAAGCAATCTTTTCTTCTAATTGTACCGTACTATCTGTAATCACATTCGTTTGATGATCGTTGCGAGCTAACTCATGTAATTCCACCAATTCTGGGTACTGATAAATGAATGGTTTACATTCATTTGGATACCAAACTATATTCATAATTAACCCTCCAAGGTTTTATCAATTAAAATAGGTTCTATTAATGCATATACATCCGATTCAAAGTATTTTAATACAGCTACACCGAAATCATCTGCATTGACAGACCGTAATGTATTAGCTATATAATTAGACAATTTTCCATTATTAGACAGTCCAACCAAATAATCTAATTCATAATCAGATAAGTGATGAGTAATAGACTCCTGTTTAGATTTGTCTACTATCATATGAACAGCATTCAGTAATACTGCTAGATGAGAAAACATAAACTCGTTGTGTGTATATAACGACCGTGTAAAATCTTCTTTATGTTTCAAACACCAAGTGATATAGTTATACACTAAATCAAATGATGTTTGCATATCTCGATCTTTTTCATATCGTTTTACACATATGATGAGATAAAAATACAATGACCGAGTATTATATTTCAGATATTCGGCATCAATTTTCTCCATTTTATCGATAATTATAACTATAGATGCATTATATATAGATAGAGCTTTCTCGGCTGTGATAGAACCATCAATGAGTTTATCACGTAAATGTGCTACTAATTGATCGATAGATTCGACAATTAACATCTTCTCTAACGATTTGGTCATCCTACACACACCTGCGATTTGAGTATATATCGTATTGGCTTTCTTAATATAGTCTTCAATACTATGAGCTTCAATCGTACTTGTTTTCATAATATAATACGCTTTAACGATATTGGCCGATAACGCAAATAATTCATTTAGATTCAATGATTCGAATAATCTAATGAATTCTTGGATAGCTGCATCCCTATCAATCCAACTAGACATCAATCGATATAGACATTCCAATTTAGTTTCTTTATCGTTCGTATTTGCTAATACGGATTTTACATACAACGTATCATTTTCCTGATTAGATACTTGGAATTGTTCTAATAGATTTGGATGATTTCTAAGTAAACGTCTAGCTTGACACATATAGTGGAAACCAACTTGATTTACTTTTTGTAATTGATTTACTTCGGGAAAACCAGTTCCCCAAAGTTCTTTCATCTCAGTTTCATATTGTTGAATCCGTGGGTCATCTTGGATAACTTCATAGATTCGTTCAGGTAGATAAATTAACATCGATAAGTCCTCCAACTATGCTTTGGTTATCGGTCGGTGATAAGCAAGTCTTATAATGACCGATGCGCCATTTAATTAATTCATTTCTAAGATAGGTTTCAGTATCTTTATGCTTACTAGCTGCATCGGATACAGCCCATTCTATCGCATGGATATAGTCACACCAATTAGGATTTGGTTTACTATAGTTACCAAAATTAACAGAGCGATCAACTATACAGCCTCCATTACAAAAGTACCGAATATCACAAGCTTCACATGTAGGGTTATGGATACACTGACGTTCCGCACACTCGATCTCTTCGGTAGCATCATCGTTCGTTAAGTCGAAGTATGGTAATTTACTATTAGATATTGAGCAAGGGTATACACGACCATTATGAGAGATAAATATCTCAGTCATCAAGCCACATCCCCCATGGTTTTGTTCAACTGTGCCTGTGACGTGTTGTAAATATTCAGTGGTAACAACCTTGGGGATAAACCGATTAGGGTTTTCTTCTAAGCCGGTTAGATAATAATCAATCACTGCACTGTATTGAGATTTGAAGTTTTCATAATTATCATCAGGGATTTTGAATGGTGTTTTATTATGACCCCAGCAATAGTTAGCCCCTGTTTGTTTATGGAACTCTTCAAGTTCTTTAATATCAGCAAGTAAATCTTTCTCATTACCCGTCAGTGTTTTCTGTATACATATATAACGACTTAAGTCCATATGTGTATACTTTCTTAACTCGGCTAACGCATCAAATGGAACTCCATTATGATCAACCCGAGTACCATTTCGTATATTATCATACGATACAACGATTTCAAATGGATACTGCTCATATAGTTTCATAAGACGGTCTTGGTTAACAGTGAATCCTGTTATAATACCAAAACGATATCTTCGTTCATTTGTACCCGGAATCGTTTCATTATAATACTTAGGGATAATCTTTTCAATGATATCTATTTGTAATGCAGGTTCACCACCGAAGAATGTAATGGTTCTGGAATAGTTTCCCTTATCTTGGTTGATGAGTTCCATAGTATACTCAACTTCTTCTAATGTCATACCCTTCAACTCTGGGTCGATATAGCAATATTTACAAGCTAATGGGCAAGCATAGGTTAAGTTGAAGAAAATGGATTGCCAAGAACGAAAACTGTTCAAAGATCGAAGCATTCGTTTAATACGAGTTTTAAACTCTTTACTCAATTCCGGCATTTTGATTACCTCTAAATTTCATATATTCGAAATCCATTGTAGATTCCATACCACTACGCCATGTACGGTAACGTAGAATTCGTTCGATAATAAGTTCTCGATTCTTGCAAGAATCAGAATACAACTTATCACGGAATGCTAATAGTACTTCTACTACAGTTTTAGTTTGTTCACAATACCCAAGATTGATCTCATTGAGATTACCTAGATAGGAACGTTCATAGCGACAACCACCAAAGCAATATTTATTATAGTCACACGTGTCACAATCGACTGGACGTTCGTGTACATCGGTAGCGATATCAGTATTAAGCTCTCTATCGGTGATATGACCCATTTTGAAGTCTTCGGAGTATTGAGATAGCATAGTGCAAGGATAGATATCACCATTTGGACGAATAATAATTTCAGAACCCACATTACAAGCCATACACTTTCTATCTTCTAGGATAGAACCTATCATAGAAGCAAGACCTGCTGTAATGAACGGATTTTCGTCTGTTAATATATCATCCAATATCATTCCTAATTCTCGTTTAAGAACTTCTGGGAAATCAGAATCTAAATTGGTTTCGTGTACCAATGTGAAGTCAGCATAGAATAACCCACTATACTCTTCACTCATACGTTTAAATTGTTTATACGTATCATGGAAGTAATATATATTCGAATCATTGATTACACATCGAACTTGTAATTTAACTCCATGCTCTAAGGTATATAGAATATTCTCATACACCTGTTGAGCAACGGGGTCTTTATTTACTAGCTTACGTTCACTACCCTCAAACCCATCGAAGGATAGTTGTAATTCCCAAGGTTTACTACTTGGTTTAATGACATTCTCTATCAATTCATGGAAGTTTGCTCTAGGGAACGTGGATGTTACAATTTGGAATACTTTAACATCATCTTTATATTTCTCAGTAAACCATTTGATATCATCAATACCCAATAACGGTTCACCACCAAAGAATATGATTCTTGGTTTTGTTTGGACTTTCTTCATCATAAGATCCATTGTATCTCTACTCATACGAGTAGGATTATCTCTATCTTTGATATAGCAGTACTCGCACCGTAATGGGCAAGCTTCTGTTAACATAAGATAGAAGTCTACCTGATATGGTAGAAAGAATGGTTTTTGTTCTACCATGATTGAATCCTCTCTATATTATTAGATACTAACATCTTATCATCTTCTGTATATTCACGAGAATCTGTTAATGGAAGATGACATTCGGCATTCATCTTGTCAGTATAGTGGGATTCTACAACAGAAGTACCAACATTCCAGAATGTGCGAATATCATATTCACTAATAGTAACTTTCTTGATATTTTCCATGAATATTTCTCGTTCAATGGATAATAGATGACAAAGATTCTTTTGTTTATTATTCATCCCCTTATTAAGGATATAATCAGATGCAGGGCATTCGAAACAATGCTCATTCTTACATGATTGGTAGTCACAATCTGGTTTACTGAAATATTCTCCTTCGAATCGATGAATTCGATCTTCATAGAATCCTTCTAATATATGACCAATCTGCATACTTCTATGGTCAGAGAAGAATGTACATGGATAGATAGAACCATCGATATCAATATGAATTGAATTACCTAACTTAACACAAGATGTTTTAGCTAGGAATGATGCATCTGATAGTATATATCGACAATACATATTTTGCCAATTATAATAACGGAATCGTTCTTTCAAATCAGGATATGTTTGCACAAAACGGTTCGCCATACCTTGTAAAGCGTTTGTATAATCAGTGATGAATTTAGGGTTTGTATAATCTGCTTCATGGATATAATAGAAGGAGAAGTTACGCAACCCAACACCTAAGCAATAATCTAAGCTTGGCATCATATCATTGATTGTGTCAGGAGTTACAGCAAATGCAATATTGATTTCATTCGCATATCCTTGGTCAACGATATATCGTATATTATCATTAAAGAACTTATCGGATAAGTTCTGTAGTTTACCTTTACGACTATGGGTGTATGAATATACTCCATCCCATGATACAGTGATTGAATCGGGACGTATGATACCTCGTTTAACGAAATCAACTATTCCCGGAAGATTAGTACCATTCGTAACGACACTCATAATAAATTTTACATCGATTGATTGACTAATTCGTCTAAGAATCCGTTCAATCTTTCTGAACTCATCTAATTTAACAGATATTTCTCCACCAGTAACCAATACATCAACTTCATCTGCCAATGGTAATGACTTGATGAAATTTTCTAGTTTATCATAGTGTGAGAATGTCTTAGATGAGTCTTTTGTTACTTTTTGTTGATGACAGTACACACAATCTAAATTGCAGAAGTCTGTCACCTTAATCGAAATACGATTGATAGAATCAAACATAGTACCCTCATACTAGAAAATAAGAAGGAATGGTACTATACCATTCCTTCAAACTGATAAAAATATTAGTGTCCACCACATTTTTGGTCGTGACACCAGTTAACAGAATTACAAGCAACTTGACAGCCAACTTGACAGTTAACTTGACAAGAACGATTACATTTGTTAGCACTGTTAAACCAACCATTGACGCGGTTTAATGTACTTTCAATGGTACTAACAGCGTTTAATGCTGCTTGTAGCTGTTGTAATTTAGCAATAGTATCTTTTGTCACTTGAGTTGGTTCTGTTACATCACCTAACCCAGGACCGTCATCACCTGTTACATTTTGTCGAATTTCGGTAATAGCGGAATTGATACCGTTAACCACTTCATTGAATTGATCGGCTTTCACTCGGTGATTGATATCGATGTGTGTATTAACTACATTAGATCCTTGAAACTTATCTTGTTTTTTATCATCAGGCACTACATTACGTATTTGACCACCATATTTATGACAACCCCAAGATAAACCAGGACCTGATCCACCCGCTTCAACACCAGGATTTGATTTAACTGCACGGATACCTCGAGAAAATTTAGTTAATTTGTTAATCTTCTCAACTAATCCATTTATATCATCGGCTTTAATTATCGCCATTCATTTCACCACCGTTCATAATTGCTTGATATTTATCAAGTTCCTCAACTACATCGTTTAGAAGTTTATCAGATACGATGTCAATATATCGTTCTGCTAAACGGATGTATGGAGGAAGAAGGATTTTTTCCTCACCAAATATAGATTCTTGAATACTTGCGAAATCTAACATGATCACGTTGATATCATTCTGATGCAAGTGATCGATGGCAGTATCCAATAATTGTTTGAATTCTAAGTTACGTTTCAGAATCGCTAAGCGTCTGGAACGGAGATTAGTGCTATGGAGTATCTTATCTTGATACTCTGTAGCAATATGATACATAATGTCCATATGACGACATACAGCTGGGTTTACATCATTAAATGAATGGCCATTCGTAAAACTTTCAGCAGGACAGCCACCTAGACATACGTTGTTATATTGACAATTACCGCAGGTACTACGATCGAATTGAACATTGATCATATCCATAACACTTCGATCAAATTCATCGGTAATCATATTACCCATATGCAATACTTCACAGTTACGGAAGTTAGTATGGACTTGGTGACATGGAGTTAATTCACCATCATAACCGATAGCCACCCAAGCATTTTTACCAAATCCACATGGACTTGTATCGTTCGTATCAGAATCATAGCATAAATAGATGAAATCTTCAATGTTTTTAACTTGGAGATTTCGTCTTTCTTCTGAATTATATTTATCTAATGCAAAATCATAAATTTTACGGATTTCAGTATCAAATTGCATATAGGCATCTTCATCCCATTCTTGATCATATACAAAACAAGGGGCGATTCGATCAAATCCAAGTTCATACATGTCTTTCATTGATTGGAATGTATAATGAATATCTTTTGGTGGTATAGTAATACGGGCTTCCATATTTAATTTCAAACCACCATCAAACATGCGTTTGATATTAGCTACTACGGTATCGTAGGAGTTACTTCTATTTCTATTATGCAACTCTTTCGTTCCATCAATGGATACTAGAATACCGAAGTTATTATCATAGAAGAAATCAATCATTTCATCTGTGATATGAACACAGTTAGTAGTAATACCGTATTGCACAATGAATTCTTGCTCATTACAGTATTCCACTATTGCTTTAATTACAGGGAAGTTTAATGTAGGCTCCCCACCAAAGAAACTAATATCTAGCTTAGCTGTGGGATCATGTGTATACACATTCTCCCTAAAATTATCACATAATTTTTTGATGATGATCATAGCATCATCTTCACTCATATAGTTATGAGCTTTATCTTCTTCAAAACAATACGAACAGCGTAATTGACAATCAGTAGTGATTGTCAATACGGCTGCACGGACTGCCATTACGTCATTAAATTGACTCATGGATCCTCCAAATAGTTTACATATTATTTCCAGTCAGCACCAAAGGCAACGAATGTATCACCTTTTCTAAATTTGATCACTGGTTCGTCTGGATTTGTTTCATAATCGAACCATACGAGTACGTTTCGATCACTGACTTGTCTTCCACCAAATTGGAACTTACTTGCTAAGGCGTCAATCTTAGTTTTATTAGATTCAGTAATCGCTGTTAATTCAGCTTTTGCTGTACCGATAGCTGTTGTTAATTGTTTAACATCTGCTTTTTCACGACCATCTAATTCTTTAATTTTATTAGTAAGTGTTGTATCCGTTTCCGTGATCAAGCCTTCTAACCGTTGAGCCGTGTTTTCTAGTTTAGTTGTAATCAGATTATGGTTATTCGTTACTTTTGTTTCAATAGCATTTAGTTGTGATGCAATATCATTATCAATTTTATTTTTCAAGCTTTTGAATTGGTTATTAAGACTTGTATTAAAGTCTCCTAATCGTTGTTCTAAGCTTGCATTCTTAGAAGTTGTATCAGCTGTTAAGGCACCTAATGCTTGTTCAATCACAGCAAATTTAGATTGAATCAAAGCATAGTAGTCTTCGCTGACAACTCTACCATTATATGCTAAACCCATAGATAAGGTCTCCTTTCATAAAGGTTATAGTAATTGTATTAGTAGAATGTTTCAGCGGGTAGAAAGACTAGGTAGCTAACAAAGTCAACTACCTAGTCATATTATTTATCCCAATTGATATAGTTATACATCTCTTCAACAGCTTCCGCTTGATTGATTTGGTTAGTAATTTCCATACCACGTTTAGAGCAAGCAAGTTTATGCTTACGGAAATCTTTTCGAAGTTGTTTAACTTGATCAACTGTTACTGTATCATTAAGTTTATTAGTAGATTCTTTAGGATCCCGAGTTGTACGATATACAACACTGAAGCCTTCTTCCTCTTCATCTTCCAATAGTTCAAAGTCCATATCTAACATTTGTTTGGCATCACCATTATAAGGGAAGAAGTATTGATCCCCTAATGCTTTGGAGAAGAACCCTTCTTCGATTTTTTGTGTGACCAATAGATCTTTACGATATAAGGCAACACGACGATGATCATCTAATGTGACAGGAACTGTTCTAGTGGCAGGTGCTCTAAAGGAACCACCTTCAAACACGTGACCAATTTGGATTTGATTCCCTTCGGAATCGAGCATATCTGTGATATCAGTCCATAATGAAATAGGAGAGAAAATAGTTCTAACCCATGTTAAATCATTAAGGGTCTCTACGATATCGTTTACACGCCCATATTTAATTTCAGCAAAACGATTCATATGATAGTCCTCCTATCGTTATACAATGTAAATACGACCACCAGGGATTTTACCTGCTAAGCTATCTACTTCTTGTTTATTGTAGACTTCTTCTTTTGCATAGGTTTGTGAACGTAGATATACATCACGTTTCAATGCATATTCACTAGCATCTACATTACCAAGTTTAGATGCATTCTCAGCAACAAAACCTTCCATAGCGGAAGCAGGAATTGTAATATCACGAGAACCATCAAATTCAATACCATTGATACGAATCGCTCTGGATAAGCGAGTTGCCACTTCAGAAGTTGAAGCAGAATCTACTTTAGGGATTGTGATATTTTGAGAACCATCGAACGTTACCCCATTAATGGTTACAGCCTTTTTCAATTTACCTGTAGTTTTGGAGTACGTCACATCGTCGATATTAATATTTTGAGAACCGTCAAAGGTAACACCATTGATTGTTACAGAACGACTTAATTTATCAGCAGTTCTAGCACGGTCTGCTAACGCTGCTTGGTCAATACCTGTCGTTTTGAACGTATTTACGATTTTAACTGCGGCATCTACATTAGAGCGGATTTTCAACAATTCCGTTTGGTAGGCATCCATGTTGCTAGAAATAGTTGTTACACTAGCTTGCATTCGATTGATTTGATTGCGAATGTCTGGATGTGCCAATGGGGAAGCGTTGTGAGCTTCTAATGAGCCTACGTTAATCGTACTGCCTGGTGTTGTAGAACCGGTATCAATACCAGTAAATTTACCGTTATCAGTCCACATATAAATGGCACCTTCATCTTTAGTTGTGATGGCATTATATGCAGCACGATTTTCTAGCATAATAATATTAAGACCCAAGGTACCATCGCTATCAATTTGGAAGTTATTATTGACTTTCAAACGACCATGGTCATTCAGGTGACCGAAACGAGTATTACGAATGGCAGAATCCAATTTCTTGAATGCATCCATACCCGTATCTTTATTGTTTAATTCACCTTGTAAATGAATGTGTGTGTCAGGTACTTGAGTATAACCATGCATCATAACATCAGTAGCATTGTTTTCAAAATATACAACTACGTAATCTTGACCACGACCACCTTGCTCAACGCGTGTGTTATACTTATATTGACTATGGAGGACCTTAATTTGATTATCAGGCATTATACATGTACCTCCTTCATTGTTTTATATGTAATAGAAGTAATTAGTATAATGTTACCATGACGGATTTGGCAAAAAAAA